TAGGAAAGTTAGCAGACCAACACCCAGTACCCAATCTAATTTTAGATATTCGTCAGAAGTCTAAAATTAAAAATACTTATTTAGATAAGATTATTCCACAACTTGATAGAGATAGTAGATTAAGAACAAACTTTAATTTACACAGTACAACTTCTGGAAGATTATCAAGTAGTGGTAAACTGAATATGCAACAAATACCTAGAGATAATCCTATTGTAAAAGGTTGTATTCGAGCAAAAGAAGGTAATAAAATAGTTGCAATGGATTTAACTACAGCAGAGGTATATGTTGCAGCAGCTTTATCAGGAGATAAAAACTTATGTAATGTATTCAAATCAGGCGGTAACTTTCACAGTTCTATTGCGAAGTTAGTTTTTAGATTACCTTGTGAAGTCGATGAGGTTGCTGACCTTTATACATTTGAACGACAGGCAGCAAAAGCTGTTACTTTCGGTATCATGTATGGAGCAGGCCCTCATAAGATATCGCAACAAGTTACAAAAGACTCAGGATCCCACTTTTCAGTACAAGATGCACAAGGAGTAATAAGTCAATATTTTAATCAGTTCAATAGATTAAGAAATTGGTTAGATGAGCAAAAAGAATCTATTGAGGCTAATGCTTTCTTATACTCGACATTTGGCAGAAAAAGAAGATTAGAGAATGTAAGAAGCGATGATAAAGGAATTGCAAGTCATGAAGTAAGAAGTGGAATTAACTTCCTAGTTCAATCTGTTGCCTCTGATATTAACTTACTAGGTGGTATAGATATGAACAATTATATTCGAGAAAATGGAATGAAAAGTAGAATATTTGCACTTGTTCATGACTCTATTTTAGCAGAGTGTCCAGAACATGAAATAGACGCTTATAGTGCTAAACTGAAAGAATTTATACAAAAAGATAGAGGAATATACATAAACGGTGCTCCTGTAGGTTGTGACTTTGAGATAGGTGATGCCTATAGCATGGGTAAATTTGAGAAACTGTATGAAAATTTGTAATCATTGTAAAATAGAAGGAGACTTTCCTGTTTCTTATGGAAATTGTTGTTCTGCGTGCAAGAATGGTAGGTATAGGTATAATATGAATAGAATACAACAACTAGAACTACTAGAGCATCAGAAGGGCAGGTGTGCTATATGTAAAAAAGAAGTAGAGTTATTTAAAGGAAAAGGAAAAGACGGCGCACACATTGACCACTTTGGAGTATCAAGCGTTCCTTATAGTAAGTGGGAAGAAGGCTGGGCTGTTAGAGGAATTCTTTGTTTTGACTGTAATAAATATCTTGGTAGTCATGATACTGACTTCTTTGAAGAAATTATAAGATACTTAGAAAATCCACCAGCACAGAGTTTTGAAAAGAAACGTGGTCAGACTTGATATAACATTTCCCATTTACGTCTTAAATTCTGATAATATATGGGAACAAGATGGTATAATCTTTATTGATGAAAAAGTTTTAGATGACAGAAATCAAAAAGGTGATACTATAGGAAAGCGAAGGTTACAAACACCTTTAAAAAATTTGTTCAATTTGAAATTTCAAATTGATGACTATATAGGATTAATTAAACACAGAGGAAAAAATTATATAGATTCAAGTGGTAAGCATATTTATTATGAAAAAACTAAATATACTGAATTAAAATGCCACAAAATTTTAAGAGTAGAGGATCATTTAATGTCGTCTACAGTTTGGCTAAAAGATATAACATTCTCTTTTCAAGTCAAACGCCCACCAAATAGTAAGAAATCGTGGGCACAAGTACTATATCTAAACGGATTACCGTGGCTGATATATGAATTTTTAGAACAACGAGTAGAAAATACAAGAAGAAAAATATGAAAAAATTAATTAATTGGATAATCTATAGCTGGAGATCAGTTATGGATAATAGATATAATCCGCTTCGACACATACTAGACCCCTCTATACAAGCGTATTTTACATTAGCACTATTTATAATGTGGAGTGCATACTTTGCTATAGTTGCATGGACTTACATAGGTTGGGAAAATTATAGTATTGTTTGGTCTATTTGGATTCATATGGGAGTAGTAATACCGATAATAATTACTAATCAGGTATTTAGAGATGCCGAGAAAAATGGAGCAAAGTGGTACAAAGATTGGAATGACAAATGAAGTTCGGAATGCACCACTATAGACCGTTATTAGCAGGATTGACTATCGAAAAGAGTGTCATAAATGGATTAGGATTGCATGCACAAGTAGATTGGAAAGCTGGCGTACTCTTAGGGGATACGCACGTATGGAATGATAGAATAAATGATTGGATAAGAACACCTTTAGGTGGATTTATAAATCATAGTGAAGAACCTAACTGTTTTATTCTAACAAATTTACATGATAGACAATTGTACACAATAAAACCAATAAAAGAAGGACAGGAGTTAACAGTATATTATACCGTAGGGTATGATGATATTACACAATGAAAGCCGTTTTAAGTAATAGAATTTACTTATCCGTAGATTCAACACATCAAGAGTACGTAGACAAGGAACTTACATATAGTATTCCTAGTCACGATCCTCGAGATCCCCCTATAACTATTAAAAATATGGGAATAGTTCGAAAAGGTTTAGTAACAATACCAAGTGGTAGAGTAGACCTAATACCAAAAGACTATGAGATAGTTGAAAAAAGAATAAAAACTTCTGTAGACTTCCCAGAGTTTAAGTTTGAATTACGACCAAGTCAGCAAAAAGTTTATGATGTGCTAGATGACAGTTGTATAATAAACGCTTGGGTAAGCTGGGGCAAAACATTTACTGCCTTAGCAATCGCAAGTAAACTTGGACAGAAAACTTTAGTTGTAGTGCATACTTTAGCACTATTAAAACAATGGGAGACAGAAGTAAAAAAAGTATTTGGAATAGAAGCTGGAATCATTGGTAGTGGAAAGTTTGATATTGATAGTCCTATCGTAATCGGAAGTGTTCAGTCTTTATACCGTAGGATTGGTGCTATTTCTGACAAGTTTGGAACACTAATACTTGATGAAATGCATCATGTAAGTAGTCCAACTTTTGCAAGAATAGTAGACAAAAATAAAGCTAGATATAAGATTGGACTCTCAGGAACAATAGAAAGAAAAGATGGTAAACATGTAGTGTTTAGAGATTACTTTGGACAAACAGTACATAAACCACCAAAGGAGAATTATATGACACCTAGTATAGATGTGATATATTCTGACGTAAGATTTATGGATGGGCAGAATATTCCGTGGGCTAATAAAGTAACACACTTAGCTTATCAAGAGGAATATATACATTCTGTCTCTATGATAGCTAGCAGCTATGCGGCTAGAGGTCACAAAGTTTTAGTTGTCTCTGATAGAGTAGAGTTTCTAAAAACTTGTGCTAGACTAAGCGGTGACGAAGCAATATGTATAACAGGAGATATACCACATACAGAAAGACCTCGTATGATGAAACAAATCTGGAAAGACAAAGATATCCTATATGGAACTCAAAGTATTTTTTCGGAAGGTATTTCATTAGATTGTTTAAGTTGCTTAGTTCTTGGAACGCCAGTTAATAACGAGCCCCTACTCACTCAGTTAATTGGTAGAATAATAAGAGTACAAAAAGACAAAAAACAACCCGTTGTAGTAGATATAAACTTACAAGGAAAAACAGCAAGACGCCAAGCTAACAATAGGAAAGGATATTACATGAAGCAAGGCTATGAGGTAAACCACCTATGAAAAAATACTTCTTGACAACAGGTGAAATTTTTAGTATAATATATGATACGATATAATTGGAAAAAGATACTAAAAGAAAGTAAAAGCAAGGTATCAGACGTTTTGTTGATAACATGGTATATAACCTATAATTATCCACCTACGAGTAAACAAGATAGATTATTCAAATTTTATGGAAAGGATTATGCAGGAGATAGTTTTCTGCTTAATCCTGAAGCCATATACAAGTATCGAAAGACTGCATCAGATTCGGAATGGGCAGCATATATTGGAGTAGCTTCTTATAGAAGTTATAATGAATATATAATAAATAATAAATTAACAATTGAGGTAGAACGAGTACCGAAACAACTTCAGCCTATAATAAAAAAGAACAGGCTACTTAAAATTGAAGATGGACATATCCATTTTCGTTATGAGAAGTCACAAACGGAGAAAAAATAAAATGGCATTAAAATTTGCACAATTAGAAGGGAAGGCTAAGAAGTCTTCCATAAATCAATTTCAATATCAAGATGGAGACAATGTTGTCAGAATGGTAGGTGACATACTTCCAAGATATGTATATTGGATAAAAGGTGAGAACGCAAAAAATATTCCTATGGAATGTTTATCCTTCAATCGTTCTACAGAAACCTTTGATAACCAAGAGAAGGATTACGTAAAAGACTACTACCCTGAGATGAAGTGTGGGTGGTCTTATGCAATACAATGTATTGACCCAAAAGATGGACAAGTTAAAGTTCTAAATCTAAAGAAAAAGTTACTTGAGCAAATCATGTTAGCAGCTGAAGACTTAGGTGATCCTACTGACGCTGAAACTGGTTGGGACGTACACTTTAAAAGAGTTAAAACTGGTCCAATGGCATTTAATGTAGAGTATCAATTACAAGTACTTAGATGCAAAACTAGAGCATTAACAGACGAAGAAAAAGGTAAAATAGAAGAACTCAAGTCAATGGACGAGGTTCTCCCTAGACCAAGTGCTGATGCTCAAAAAGAATTGCTAGACAGAGTTAGAGCAGGCTCAAGTGATGCCCCTGCCGAAGTCGAAGCAGAATTTAATAAAACTGAAAATGAGGGAGAGTGGTAATGGTCGGAATTGGAGAACAATTCCCTGATGGGTTTCTACTAAATGGTGTAGATAAAAATAATGCTATGGTTACGTTTAACAGCGATCATCTTTATGGTGATTGGTCAGTAGTATATTTTTACCCAAAAGACTTTACCTTTATATGCCCTACAGAGATAGCGGCATTTGATAAATTAGTTCATCACTGTAACGTAGTTGGTATCAGTGGTGACAATGAATTTTGTAAATTAGCTTGGAAACAAGATAATAAACTTATACAAAATATTCAGCATACTCTCGCAGCAGATTGTGGTTTAATATTAGCAGAAGAACTAGACATAGTTAACAGAGATGAAGGAGTCTGTTTTAGGGCTACTTACATACTTGATAATGATGCTGTAATACAACACGTATCTGTTAATGCATTAGACACAGGAAGAAACGCAGAAGAAATCTTAAGAACATTACAGGCACTTAAAGCTGGTGGACTCACTGGCTGTGACTGGCAACCTGGAGAAGACTTCGTAGCATGATCCTATTTACAGCAGATTGGCATTTGAAACTCGGGCAGAAAAATGTGCCTGTAGAATGGGCTCGTAATAGATATTATGAGTTTTTTAGTCAAGTTAAAGAACTTGAGAGTCAAGTCGATTTGCACATCATTGGGGGAGACTTATTTGATAGACTCCCTTCAATGCCAGAGTTAGAGTTATACTTTGACTTTATAAGTGAAGTACAAGTTCCAACAATAATATTTGATGGAAACCATGAAGCAACTAGAAAGAATAAAACATTCTTTACACAGTTAAAAAATGCAAGTACGAAACTTAATCCTCTTATAGAAATAGTGGATTACACAGACAAAAGGGATAATTTTAGTATTCTTCCCTATTATGACTTACATAAAAAGTGGGAACCTATTGTCGACTTAGACATTAGAAAGCCACTATTTACGCACGTAAGAGGTTCAATACCACCCCACGTGACTCCAGAGATAGACTTGGCAAGGTTATCTCAGTTTCCTGTAGTATTTGCAGGAGATTTACATAGTCACTCTAATACACAGTTAAATATAGTATACCCAGGCAGTCCTATGAGTACACAATTTCATAGAACTGAAGTTAAAACTGGGTATTTGCTTATCCACGACGATTGGAGTTGGGAATGGAAAGAATTTAAATTGCCACAACTGATTAGGAAGACGGTAACAGACCCAGTAGACATGATCCCAACTACTTATAATCATACGATCTATGAACTCGAAGGCGATGTTGCCGATCTTTCTAACGTTAAGAATTCAGAACTGCTTGACAAGAAAGTAGTAAAAAGAAAAACAGAGGCTACTCTTTTATTAGATAATGATATGTCTATAGAAGAAGAGCTAGCAGAATATCTTAGTTATATTCTGGAATTAAAGGAAGGAACAGTAAAACAAATAATAGGAATTTTTCATGATTATTCTAAAGAAGCTGAAGTGGGATAACTGTTTTAGCTATGGTAAAGAAAATAGCCTTGACCTTAATAATAGTACTCTCACTCAACTGGTGGGTACCAATGGTACAGGCAAGTCTTCCCTACCACTTATTATCGAAGAAGTACTTTATAACAAAAATAGTAAAGGAATAAAGAAAGCTGATATTCAGAATCGTTTTCAAAACGCTGGATATAGTATAAACTTGACCTTTTCTGTTGATGATAAAGAGTATAAAATTGATGTAAATAGAAGTAGAGGAACTATAAAAGTAAAGTTATATGAAGATGGCGAAGATATTAGTAGCCATACTGCAACGAATACGTATAAAACAGTACAAGAAATCTTAGGACTCGATTTTAAAACATTCACGCAGTTAGTATATCAAAACACAAATGCATCTTTGCAGTTTTTGACTGCGACTGATGCTAACAGAAAAAAGTTTCTAATCGAGTTATTAAATTTAGAGGATTATGTACAATACTATGATGTATTTCGCGAGCTTTCCCGACAATTAGGGCAGGAAATATCTGCGCTGGACGGAAAAGAAAAAACTATTGTAAAATGGTTAAATGACAATAAATTAGATGATACAACCATAGCACCCCTTAAAAAATTGCCCGAATATTCGGAAAAAGATGAGAAAGAATTACGTTCTTTATCTATAAATTTTGAAAATATCGCAGAAAAAAATCAAAAAATTAATGAAAATAATACATATAAGCAGTTATTTTCTCAGATAGATATGAAGTTACTACAAAGTAAACTAGAAGAGCCCAAACCCTATCATGATTTGATTTCTGAATTAGGAAGAGAAGAAGGGAATGCAGCACAATGGAAAGGCAAGGCAGAGCAATACAAGTTTTTAGAAGGAACTTGTCCTACTTGTGAACAACCTGTAGATGAAAGTTTTGTTTCACAACTTATCTCTGAGGCAAGAGAGCAAGCAGAAACAAATACAATACAAGCGAATCAGTTAAAAACTGAAATAGAAACTAAAAGACAAGAAGAGGCACAGTATAAAACCTATACAAAAGCAAAAAGAGAGTTTGAAGATTTACATTCACGAATAGATAATAACCTTCCAACTGAAACTCTTGATGCAGGTGAACTATCAGATAAGATTAATGAACTGAAAACAAGGATTACTGACGCTAAATCGCAGATACAAAAAATAGCAGATGAAAATGAAGAAACAACAAGAAAAAACACAAGGATACAAGTTATCCTCGAACAGACAAAAGAATTTGAAGACGAACTTGAAGGAGTTACGAGCAAGTTATCTGAAATCGAAGAGAAATCGAGTCACATCGAAGTCTTAAAGAAAGCTTTTTCCACAAATGGGTTGATTGCATATAAGATAGAAAATATGGTAAAAGACCTCGAGGATTTAGCCAATGATTATCTAGGAGAGTTGAGCGACGGACGGTTTAGCATCAATTTCGTAGTGACGAATGACAAGTTAAATGTTGAAGTCACAGATAATGGAAAAATAATTGATATTACAGCTTTGAGTAGTGGTGAACTTACTCGAGTTAATACAGCGACTTTAGTAGCAATACGAAAACTGATGAGTAGTATTTCGAAGAGTCGTATAAACGTTTTATTCCTTGACGAGGTCATAAATGTTTTAGACGAACAAGGAAGAGAGAAGCTTGTTGAAGTTTTACTTCAAGAAGAAGGATTAAATACATATATCGTTTCTCATGGTTGGACACACCCATTATTAGAAAAGATAGAAGTAATAAAAGAAGATAATATTAGTAGATTAGAATGATGAAAGAAAAAACAATTAATGATATAATCCAACAAAAAGAAAAAGTATTTCAAGGTAAGATTTGGAATAGGTATTTAAAGGATTTTCAAGGCTGGGAGGAGCAGAGAGAATGGTACAAGCGTTTACAATCTTTTTGCAATCGTATGTATTTGGATTACTCAGATGAAACTTCCAGTCCCCATGCGACAAGATTGAACCAACACGAATACGAAAGAACATACGAAGATTGGCTGGTTAAAAAATTTTTGGAGACTGAAGAAAATGGCACAAGCTAGAAGTGATTATATTGAATTAGATCAGGTTCCACGCCCTGTAGGAAGTTATGTCCTAATAAAGCGTGGAGAAGTAGAGGATTCTACAACTGCTACAGGCATTATACTACCCAACTCCTCGCGGAGACTTGATAATAGTGGTGAAGTTATGGCTGTTGGAGACCAAAGTAGAATCACAAAAAAAGGATATAAAGTTCCCTTTGAAGTAAACGTTGGAGACTATGTTTATTTTGAGTACTATAATGCAACTCGAAAATTGAAAGTAAAAGATGAATTTTATGTATTATTAACAGAAGAAGAAATACTCTTCAAAGAGGAAAAAGATGGTTGACCCAAGAGCAAAGGGAGCTGAAGGAGAAAGACAAGTAAGAGATTTACTTAGAAAACATACAGAACTAGAGTTTCAAAGAGTACCAATGTCAGGTGCACTTGATTTTATGAAAGGAGACGTATTCTTACCGAATATGCACAATAATTATTGTATCGAAGTTAAA